GTCCTTCTCTACTATCACTCGCTTGGATGCGCGCCTAGCAGTCGAAACTGCTTTCTTCTTTGCAGGGGCCACCGAAGTTTTGCTGGATCCATTCGCTTTCGCAGGCATTTTGAGTTCAGTTCGTTGTTGAGCGTTGGCCAAGAAGTGGCGTGGATACACCCATATCGGCGACCCTGCGAAAAAATTTAACCTCTAGCTAAGCCGCTGCCTCTAGCCCCACAAGGCCACGGTCCCGCAGCATATCGTCGGCAAGCTGCACGGCGATCGCTTGAACGCCCACTTCGCCGCCCACACCCTTCTTGCCGCGCAGATACGTAAGCAGCTTCAGGTGATGCGTCGACGCCGTTTGCCGGTGCACGCCGCAATGTTCGGCCACCCGCTCCAGCGTGATCTTCTTGCCGTCCGCGCCGCGGTGCGCGCCGAAGTGTCTCTCGATGAGGATTCGTCTCAGCCTGTAGTGCGAGAGCGATCCAGCGAACAGGTGCGCGGTATGTTCCGTCAGGAACGACACTGCCTCGCCCCATTCCCGGTTTGGCTTCCTCCCAGAGCAGCATGGTGCGGTGCAATCGCACGGCAGCTCCGCCGGCGCGAACTGGGCAATCAACACGGCCTGGTGCAACAGGCTGAAGTCTCGCAGCTCTGCGCGCACCATGCCGGCCTGCCCAGCGCCGTCCACCCCAGCCAGCCCTTTCCCCGTGCCAACGTTGCCGCCGCGCATCGCGCGCGCCATGGGCGTCGGGCTGTACTGCTGCGTGGAGTACGAGAACGCAAAGCGGAGTGCGCTGTCCGCGCTGTTGAAAAGGATCTCGGTCTCGTTCATCTCTGTGGCTCCCCGGTTATCTCGTGAACTGATTCTGTTTTCTTGCGCCCTGCTGCCACCGCATCCATGGCAGCCGGAATGCGACGTGGAATTCCGCTTCCGCCGCCGGCACGTGGTCGATGTCCGCCCGGGACGTGACGCCGCATCGCTCCAGGATGCGGGCTCGCGCGTCGTCCGGCGTTTCGCATGGCCGGCCAGTGCGGATGGCTACCATCCGGCGGAATTCGGGGTTATCGCAGAGCCTCGCCGCCAAGATGGACAGAGGGCCGCCCTTCCGCTTCTCTGTCATCGCACCATCCCCCACAGAATCGAAAGACCAACGCCCGCCATCACCAGGGCTGCAAACCAGTCGCAGATGTCTGCGGCCGTCATACAGCTTGGCCTTCGTCTTGGGCCCGCTGATCCACCACGATCTCGACAACGGCCTCGTACCTGTTGGTGGTGCTCAAGCTGCCCGTACGGGAACTGATGTGCACCGTGCGCAGCGAGACATTCTTGGCGTCGAGATCCACGCCGGCCTGGGCAGCAATCACCGCGGCAAGGACACTGAGAATCTGCTGTTCATCCAGCACGGCGCGGTATCGCTTTTCGTCCACAGACGACTCGTGAACCTTGATGGCGTTGCTCATCTGACCTCCTTGGTTGCCTGCATCTTTGCCACTTCTTCCGGGTTCTCCGCCCGCCATTCCGCCCAGCTTTCGTGGGTCAACTTCCACTCGATCCAGGCCGGATGATCCGGCTTCGCCAGGAACGGCTTGCGCCGGCGCGGCGCACACCGCTCACACAGCTGCGGTAGACGGTCATACAGGAACAGATGCTTCCCGCAGAAATACAGGCCGCATCCGCGCTCACCTCCGTAGACGTCGCCACCACAGACGTGCGCCAGCCCACGATCGATCTCTTCGCAACACGATGGGTGGTCGCACTCGGCCGGCACGCCGTAACCAACATCCCGCTTCCAATTGCTGTCATATCCAAGGCTCCAGCCCATCACCGCACCTCTTTGATCTCAAACCCCATCACCGCCATCAGGTGTCGCTTGATCCGGTATTCCTTCGTGACGACACCTTTCACGTCCTCCACCGTCTTCACCATTGCGCCGCGCTCGACGTAGGTGAAGTCCGCCACGTACTTCAGCGGGGGACGTTTCCGGCCGCCGATGACCACCGCGGGTGCGAGGATGAAAACCACCTGGCGTTCCAGCTGCGAAATGCGTCCGGCCCGCTGCAACACCAGAAGATGGAAGTACCGCTCCATCTCGCGCCGGCTGTCGAACGTCTCGCCATTCACCGTCAGCCGCTCGTTGCCGTACTTGCTCGCCTTGCGCGTCGGTGCGCTCGGATGTCCGATGCCAGTTGCACCGCTGCCGGCCGCCCCCGGTGCTGTTCCACCTTCACCAGATACGCCGTCACGTCCGCGTCCGACCTTCCCGCCAGCCACCGCACCTCGCACTCGTGGCGCCAGGCTTCGTCCGTTCGCATACCGCCCCCACATGCTCGTCATCACTGCCCCTCGACCGGCGGATGGCCGTAGAAAAACTCGTGCACCGCGGAGTAGGCCGTGTTCTTGGTCCGCAGCATGTCGGCCAGCAGCGCCTGGCGCCACGGTCCCTCGCCCGCCACCTTGAAGACGCCGACCTTGTAGCGCTGGAATTCCTCGCCAGCCTTTCGCGGACGCCAGCAGTCCGCACCCTTCGCCTCGATGCCTGTGGCGCTTTGCCACCAGCAGTCATCCGTGCCGGATTGGCCCGGGGTGTCGACCGGCGCCGCTGGCTGGTCTTCCCACCGGCGGCCGTTTAGCCAGGTCGAGCAGTGCGGGACGAACTTGCCACCCTCCTCGCGCCACTGCGGGCTGGCCTTCTGCCGCTCGATTGCCGCCAGGATGTCGGCAAGCAGCGCCGCGTCGGGCTCCAGCTTCCGGAACGCCTTCTCGGCATCGGCCTTGCCCTCCTTCCGCGGATAGGCCGCCCACATGGCGTCAAACCCAGCGACCTGCTTTTCGGCTTTCGGCTTCTTGGCGGGCGCGCGTTGACGGTTCCCTGACGGTTCAGTTGATGGTTCTTTACGGTTAGACGGCACCTGGTGCGGGGGTTGGTGCATCTCCTGCGGGGGTGCCCCGGCATTTGCTGCGGGGGTGTGGTGCATCTCCTGCGCCGGTGCATCTCCTTCGCCGGTGCATTTGGTGCGGGGGTGAATTTCCTGCGGGGGTGAATATGATGCGGGGGTTACGGAGTAACTCGTATGCCGGCCGTTGGACCGGTTGGCCGTGACCACCTTTGCCGCCTCGAGCCACTTGATGGCGTTCTGCACCGCCCGCTCTGACGCACAAACCCGCTTCGCGATGGTCGGAATAGACGGCCAGCAAACCCCCTGGTCATTGGCGTTGTCCGCCAGCGAGATCAGAACCGCCTTCTGCGCGATGGACATCCCCTCCAGCGGCCAGCACTGGGACATGATGATGGTGCTCATACGCGACACCCCCTCAAATGGGGGATGACGCCACGTGCCGGCCGAGCGCCAAATTGGCCCTGCCACCAACGGCACAACATGGAGACAACGATGGGTGACAACCTGAAAAAGAAGGATGGGCGCGACAGCTCGAAGGTGAACAAAAACGAGCCCTGGGAAGTTAAGCAGGTCGTGAAGAAGACGGGCGCGACGCCAGAGCAGGTCAAAAAGGCCGTTGAAAAGGTCGGGCCAGTGCGTACTCGCGTCGAAGAGGAGCTCAAGAAGCGTCGGTAAGTCATCGCGCGTTCACCACGAGCAAGCCGCGCTCAAATAGCTGCCCCATCGTGCCGCGGTGGGCAGCTTCCCACATCTCCTCGCGCTGGGCGCGGCTCATGCGGGATCCTTGGTCCAATTCGGAATGGCAGGTATGGCAGAGGGCTGCGATGCGGTAGTCGTGGGCCTTGATGCCCCGCCCCTTGCCGTCGCGCAACTGGTTGGAATGGGCTGCCACCACGGTGCCGTCCATGCGGCCACAGTGCTGGCACGGGAACGCTCTGACCGCCTCGAGCAGCCTAGTGTTGCGGTAGATCGTGGACACCATCAGAACAGCCCCATCTGCGGATGCGGGCGGCGAACGGGCCGAATCGGGCGGCCGGTGACGCGGCATTTCCGCGACGGCGCGCGCTCCAGTTCGCCAAGCTCCTCGCGCAACTCATGCACGCGGCCACTGACGATGTTGACCGGCAGACCGGTCAGCTCGCACAGCTCCTGCAGCGAATAGTCCGCCGGATACTGCTCGATGACCGCCATGATCTGGCGCTGGCGCGTGGTGACCGTGCCGTCCTTCTTGATGTCCCGGTAGGTCCGGATGCTGGTGTGCGCGACTTGTGTGTGCATGCCCTCTCCCCTACGCCTGCTGTCTGGTCGGCTTGTACTTCTCGTCCTTGTATCCGGCGTTCCACTCAAGGTGGGCGTCGGTACCGGGCATGTACGGGTTGTCCACCGCCGCGCTGCCCCGCCGGAACGCTTCTGCGCCCTGCTCGCGCACCGCAGCGCGGCTCATGATTTCGTACATGTCTGCCCCTCAGTGCTTCACCGACTGCTCGGACTCAAGGTCCAGATAGCCAGTCCTGGTAAATGCCTCGTTCAATTGCGGATCCTTCTTGGCCATCTCCTGCAGCTCTCGGATCGCGCGTTGCTTGTCGTCTCCGTATTGCTTCATCGCCTGCCGGACCGCGTTCCTGGCGATCCGCAGCGCCACCCCTTCATCCATGAGTCCTCGCTGCGATGACTTCTTCCATGAGGGTCAGCATCGCTCGGCGTGCCAGGTACTGGCTGATTGCCCGGTTGCCAAGGACGCGCTCCACATCCGCGATCTTTTCCGCGGGCAAGTCACGCCGCGGTTTCCCGTTGGCGTTCACCTTTTCCCGGTGGAAGTAATCGCTCGAGTGCGATGGGTACAGGTCAGCCATGGCCGCAAGAATCTGCTTCGTCAGCCCCTGGTTCGCCCGGTGTTCCCAGGCAAGCGCGCACGCATCGCGGAACGTCCTGCAGTCCGCAATCAGTTGGGGCGATAGAAACGGGCCTTGCGCGCCCGCATGCTGCTCGCTGACTGGCTGCAAGCCAGTACTGGGGCCGCATTCAAGCTGGTTCGCTGTCCGCATCGTTCTTGTCCTTATAGAAAGATTTCATCGGTTCCACGGTTGAATCCACAGTTGCGCGGAGCCGAAAATTTTTTTGCCAGGCGCTCACTTCGTCCGGCCCGGCAGACGCTTCTACCGGCAAAACACAGACACATCTGCACAGAGGCAATGACACACTCGACCGCATGTACACGTACGCCGAACGCCTCCGATGGGCCATGCAACAGACAGATCCGCCGACCTCTCGGCGCGCCCTGGCTCGGCTCGTCGGCGTCGAGTACCAATCCATCCAGTACCTCGCGGATCCGAATCGCAATGCGACCGGTAGCCGCCACACCGAAGCCATTGCGCGCGCCCTCGGCGTTTCCGCCCAATGGCTCGCTACTGGAAAAGGCAAACCCCACCGCGGTCGCCGCCTCCCACTTGACCAGCGCCCTGCACTTCAGGACTGCATTCGCGCGACGCGCGAACTCCTTGCGCGACTGGAACGCATCGCACAAGCACTGGAAGACGGCCAGACAGGGAATTAGCTACGACCGCCGCTCGCGCCTACATCACCGCCAATCATCGCGGGGGGCAGGTGCCGCCTTGCGATTGCAGCAACAACCCGGTCCTCAAGCCGCTTCGGCAAACGGTCCGGCCACTGCGAATAGGCTTGCGGCGAAATGCCGATTGCCTCCGCTGCTGCGGCTCGAGTACCCCCAAGGAGTTCGGTTGCTTTGGACTTTTCCATGCGGGGAATTAAAGCACGCTTTATTTCAATCCGCAACCTCACTTTACGTTCGCGCAAGTATGCTTTCACCATGAAAAAGCCAACCACTTTCACCGAGCGCCTCGAGGAGGCCCTGCGCCTGGGCGGGAAGGACCGCCAGCAGTTGGCGGACGCGCTAGGCATCTCGCTTCAGGCCGTTTCTCAGCTGCTACTTGGCAAGACGAAGACCATGACGGCCGAGAACTGCGTGCGCACCGCACGACTGACGGGGGTGGATTCGTTTTGGTTGGCGACGGGGTCCGGTGAACCCAAAGGCTCAGGCGCCAGTGCGCCTCAGTGGCCCTTTAGGGTCAGTTTCGACCAGTACGAGCGCCTTTCGGATGAGCAGAAGGCTTCGCTGGACATTGTTCTGAGCGAGTTCGTGAAGATAAGCCTAGCCGCGGACCGAGACGATTGGGGAGCACCGAAGGCGCGGGGCGTCACAAGCCCAATCGGCCAGATTCCCACAAAGCGCGCGAAGCACGGCTGACGACTCGCGCGCCTCGCCCCGAACGCATTAACTAGGCTCGCCAACGGCGGGCCTTTTTGTTTCCGCGCCTCAGCAGACCACTCTGCCACCCATCAAGCAGACGAGACTGCATCCAACCAATCGGGGGTGTAGCCGCCACTCCAAACGCGTTAAAGGATTGTGCTCATCTGACCACCGCCTGGCACAAGGCGGGCAGCGGAGAACAGCCCAATGGGTGAGGTATTTGATTTTCTTGCGTTCAGGGAAAGGAAGGGTCGAACGAGTATCGGAACGGGTGATGACGCGAAACAACAAGACACGATCGTCATCGAAAGACTCCCGACTGGAGAACTTGCATACGCACTGAACGGAATATTCACGACGTCACGGCGGCTATCCGCCCAGGCGATGACTAAGGTTTTGGACCGTGTTCTGGATGACTGAGCAGCGCCGCTCGTAAAGCAGGCTTCCGTGCACACATAAAGTACGCTTGCTCTTTTTGATAAAGCGTGCTTTACTTCCTCCCGTGCAATCACTCTTTGCTGGAGACACGGGATGGAACTGCTCGTACCTATCGGAATCATGGCCTGGACGCTGCTGCTCGTCGTTGTGGTGCAGCTGTTCCGTGTTGGTGGTGAGGGCTGAGTCATGGCAAAGGCACTGACCCACCAACAGATCTTGGCGCTGCCGCTGCAGCAGCAGGCGCTTGCATGGGAAGACCAGCGCAACCGCGCGCGCCTGCATGAGATCAAGCAGATGGCCTCCGCCTTGGCCATGCTCCAGCCGATGCAGTCCGCCATTCAGGCCGCCGGGCACACCCTCTACGCAGGCAGCCTCTCGCCCGCACACGGCAAGCGCAACACGCTTTGCATCTCTGTCTTCACGACGTCGTCGGAGATCGCTCTGATGAAGGCGCTCCTGACAGTGGGCTTCGTGATCATCGACCGGGACGACACCAGCCGCACCACTCTCCGAACCGTTGTGTTCAAGACGGGGCGTCTGAATCTGCGGGTGTTCACTTCGGTCGAGCACCTGACGCGCGCGGAACAGGAATATGAGGCCTCCCGGCAGTTGAAGGAGGCAGCATGACGCCCGACCAAGCCACCCAGCGGCAAGCCGCCGCGGTCAATTGCCAGGCCGAGCTGCTCCGCGAACTGCAGCATGCCCACCGCATCATCCAGAACGGATTGCAGATCATGTCCGTGCTGCAGAAGTCAGTCTGGGCTGAGCGCAATGCTCGCGATGGCGTGGATGGCGAAGGCACCACCCGCTTCCATGAGCGCGCGGCTGTCATTGAGCGTGCCGGCGGGGGCGCAGCATGAACGCCCGCGCCCTTCTCGTCGCCACGTTGCTCTATTTCATCCTGCCGTCGCTCGTGCTGGTAGGGATGCTTGTTCTCAAGGCATGCGGAGTTCCAGCATGAAGCTGCTCCGCGCCATCGCCTTCTGGTTTGCCACGGCCGCCGGCGTGATCGCCCTCTCAGGCCTCTACGCAGCGTTCAACCCAGAAGCGGCCACCACCACCCCGATTTGGAGGCAGTCATGAGTCCCGACATCACATGGGAGGAGTACGTGCGCGCTCGTCGCGCCGAAGGCTTCAGGGTCACCGGACGCTGGATCAACGGCGCGCCGGTTCTGGTGCGCCTTCATTGAAAAGGAGAAGAGCTTCATGTCCGCGTTTTGTGTTTACGGCATGACGATCACTCATGCCATGAAGCTTGCAGAAAAGCGCCTGGAGCGCGGTCACGACTGCAAGACCAAAGAGGAATGGAAAGAGAAGGTAGGGGAAGTCGCAGAGACCATTCTCGTCAGCCATGCGCCCGTGCAAGTCAGCCCCACGTTTGACGCCCCTCAGTTTGCGCGGGAATGGATCGAGGTTGCGCAACGCACCTCGAAGATCTACGCGCCGAAGGTCATGGTTCGAAAGCAAAGAATCGACAAGCACGGCAATCCCGTCGTGAGCAAAACGACGGGGCTTCCAACGCTTGGTTGGGCTCCATACCAAGCCTAAGCCATGCCTACGCTGATCGCCGTTCTCGCCGCCTTACCAGCGCTGGTTGCGCCTTTTGTCGCGCTCGGCCTGGCGGCTTATGCCCACCACCGCTGGCTGCAGCGGTTCGAAAAAGGAATGCCCAAGATGGGAATCGTCAGCACCGCGACGATGATTGATCGCCTGGTCGGACTGATCGACACGCGAGAGCTTCGCATTGATGAAGTCATCTTCGTGCGAGCCCTCAAAGAGAAAGTCAGACGCACTCGCATCGTCGATCTCACGGCGGACGAAGTGGAGAAGCTCGATGAAATCCACGGGAGGCTCTTTCGATGACTACAGCTCTCCGATGCACGTGCCTCGAGGATGTAGAGGAAAAGCTGCGCGATCACTATCAAACGCAATTGGGCACCGACGTTGAAGTCCGTGCTGCTGACGCGGTATTCATTCTCGGCAACGGTGGCGGCACGGCGCTCCGACAGACCTTCTGCATCAAGGCTGACAAACCCGGGTATCGCAGTCAGAAGGGCAAGGAAGTATCGATGATGGCGAGCTTCTGCCCGTTCTGTGGAAAATCGGCCGGGGACCAATCATGACCGGCCCGCAGCGAGGGAGCGAAATCAAAGCTACTTGGCACCATGACGCCGGCGCGTATGCGCGATGCTCTTACTGCGGGCGCTATTCCGACAACCCCAAATCTCTGACGCGAGACGAGCATCCGTGCGATTGCGGGAAACTCCGTGGATGGTCGGGGTCTTTCAAGAAACCTGAGGCTGACGCGAAATGGAGCGAAGCAAAATGACCGACCACATCGCACGTCAGGCGGGGATCACTGAAGCGCTGCACTACCTGCAAATGGGCATCGCCAATCTCGAATTGGGAAACGGGGTGCACATGATTGACTTTCGCAACGCTGAGCGCGCCATACTCGCCGCGCTGGCGCCGTTCCAGGAACGCGTTCAACCGTGGATGCTTGAATGCTTCGGCGCTGAGATTGCGAGCGACCGCATCGAGCGCAACCATCGCTTCTTCGAAGAAGCGACAGAGCTCGTGCAGTCCAATGGCATGACGCGTAGCGAAGCGCATCAGCTCGTCGACTACACATTCGACCGCCCCTTGGGTGCTCTGCATCAAGAGGTTGGCGGCGTGATGGTGACCCTCGCCGCGCTGTGCCTCGCCAGCGGCGCTGACATGCACGCGGCGGGCGAAACGGAATTGGCCCGCATCTGGACGAAGGTCGAGCAGATTCGTGCGAAGCAGGCGGCCAAGCCGAAGCACTCGCCGTTGCCCGCCGCCCCGGCACCCGCTGCGCAGGCGCTGACTAGCCGAATGGTCCAGCAAGCACTGTCTGCCGCATGGAATGACTTCACTTCCGATACCGGCTGCTACCCGTCGTGTTTTGAGGTCAAGCCCGGCAAGCGCATCGAAGCTGATTTTGAGCGTGCGGAGGGTGCATTCCTCGACTACATCACAGATACGTTGAACGCCGCCCGCCAGCAATCCGCCACCCCGGCACGCATTGGGCGCGTGGAAGTGAAGAATGGTCGCGTGCAGTCCTACGGTTTCGAGCAGACCGACATTCCAAGCGGCAACTACGAACTGTTCGTTGGCGCCACCCCAACAGAGTGCACTTGCCCGTCCGGGAACGGCTCACTGCGGCATCCTTGCCCGGTTCATCCGGCAGACGCTGCGAGCGATCCCCTCCGAGCGGCTGTCCAGGCTGCTGTCGATTTGATGGAAGCGCGCGAATGGGCGGAGCATTTTGCGGAGTGCCACGCTCCAGGTGATGAGCTTGCATCCCGCCTTGAAGCCTGCATAACCACCTTGCACAACGAAGCGTATGGCGGCGAGGACCGGGCAGACGCGGCGAGCGAGGCGGACAACGCAGAGAAGGCATCGCATGTGGTGTGCATCACAGCCACGGAATTGTTGGATGCGCTGGAATTGGCCGCGCCGGATGCGATTGGCGCCGACATCGACCGTGACCATGAGCAGATGGACACCGAGATGTGCATCGGTAGGCTGAAAGGCTCGATTGACGATGATGGCTCCGACACTGGCCCTGGTCTATTTGCGTGGTACTCCGAATATCCCGAAGAGGGCGTGATGCCGCTTCGATTGGATCGTGACACGAAGGCAGAGATTGACGCGATTCTCCAGCGCGAGCGGCAACAGGGGGCGGATCGTGGCTAAGTTCACGGTGTGGAATCCCGAGACCGGCGATGCCGACGACGGCAAGGTATTTGAGGCATTCGACGACGAATGCGCCGCCGAGCAATGGGCGGCACGTGAAGATAGCTGGTCTGCCGAATACCTGATCGTCTCCGGACGTGATGAGCCTGTCGTGCATGTGAAGGATGAGCACGGGAACGTGACCCGCTTCAAGGTGACAGGCGAGTCCGTGCCGACCTACTACGCTCGGCCGGTGGAGCGCACCGAGCCGGAGGGCGGGAACAATGGCTGAGACCTATCAAACGCTGATGCCTGTCTGCCCTCACTGTGGCCACGAGTATGACGTTGACGACATGCACGCATGTACTGAAGATCTGTGGGCGCTGGCACCCGACGAAGGATGCGCGGGCATTCAATGTCCGGCGTGCCAGGGAAAATTCCACGTGCAAGGCGGCTACCGTCCTCACTACACCACGGCAGTCGCGGAGGATGACCTGTGAGCGAGAAACTGGATTTGGATGCGCTGGAGCGGCGAATAGCGGCGTGCGATCTGGCTGCAGTGGATGCATACGACGCTATTGGCTATCTGATCGCCCGCATCCGCGAACTGGAGCGCGCCAGCCAGCCTGGCAGCGGAGAGGCACTAGCTCAGGCTCTGGCGATGTACGACAGCATGCGCGACCACATCGGCGGATGCACAGACGGTGGCTGCGTAATCAAGAGGCCGACCGGAATGCGCACGAATGGCGGCTGCAAATGCGCGACCGACAAGTACAAGGCCCAGCGCATGATGTACGCAGGACAGAAACTCGCCGACGCAGCCCGCGCTTCGCTGGACGGGCGGAGGGAGGGGTGATGCGTGGACAATTCGCTATCGCATCCAACTCTGGGGTTGCTGCACAGATCTCTGCCGGGACTGGTACGTCCTTCGGCGCTCCACGTAATCGGGATCAGGAAAAGAAGCTTTGCAGCCCGTATCTGGGCAGTACCACCGCTTCTCCTGCGTCCCGTGCCGCAACACCGTCCGCCTGTGCGCGTTTAGGCAACTGGGGCAATAGAGAAGGCCATCCCTTTTCCCTCGCGGCAATTGGTATTTTGTGTCCTGAGTGTACCGAGGGAAAGAGAAGTAGATGTGAAAACCCAGAACTAGGATCGCCAACGCAAAAGTAAGAACAACCTTGGCGGCTGGAGCGGGAAACATCTCAACAACCTTAGCGGCCGACGACATGTCCGAAGACCACACTGCGGTACCCAGCAGGAAGCCGGTACCAACCAATACAGAGGTTCGCTTGGCCCGCACTCCTTCAACAAACTTCTCTGCGTCGAATGCCATTTTATCTCCCGATTTTGTGGCAAATCCTAGCATGACGACCGACCTCTACTACTTGCAGGACAGCCGCAGCTATGTCGGCAACGACATGCTGTGGTGGTGTCAAAACGGAAACGGATACACCACTGATCTGCGCAAGGCCGCCGTCTACACGCGGGAAGAGGCTCAGGCCAAGCATGACTGTCGATCAACCGACATTCCCTGGCCGAAAGCGTACATCGACGGAAAAACGCGCCCCGCCGTCGACATGCAGTACGTCAAGCGGGCTGAGGCCTTGGCTGGCACCGGCATCGTGCTGAAGAAGCCCAGGCGAATCCGGTACGACGTCTTCAACTGCGCCGGCTGTGGCCGCTTCATTCGCGACCTGGACCGTTACGTTCAAGACTGCATCCACTGCGGGCAGGACAACAGGCCATGACGCCGTGAGCATCAGGGCCGCAGCAGCCCGTATCATCGAAACGACCCGGAAGCACTGGGAACACTCTATGGCAACCCTGACGAACGAAGAACTCAAAGACATCACCGGCGGCCTAGTGCAAGGGGCGGCGCAGCGCCGCTGGATCCGCAAGCAACTGGGATTCGAGCCGCCAATGAAGGTTGATGGCCATCCCATGATCACGTGGGAACAGATCAATCGCGGCAAAGTGAGCGGCGCTTCCCGCCCGACCGCCGGCCCGCGCTGGAGCGTCGCGGCATGAACCGTCCGCGCAAGGTCAAGGAAGGTAAGGGTCTGCTGGACCGGATGGAAGCCCGGCCGCGCAAGGACGGGCTCGTGACGTACCGGTATAGGCCAGTCGGGGCGAAGCCAATCAATCTGGGAACGGACCGCCTGAAGGCCATCCAGCGCGTGCTGGACATGTTGGGCATGGGCGACAACATCGGGATGATCGGCCGCCTTTGGGAGCAGTACCAGGAGACGAACGACTGGCGCAAGCTCTCCGATGGCACCCGGACCGACTACACCCAGTGCAGCACTCCCCTCCTGAAGGTCTTTTCCGAGACCAAGGCCAGTGAGATCCGGGCGACTGACGTGGCCCGCTACTTGCGCATCGAGCGTAAGGACGCACCGGTGCGCGCCAACCGCGAGGTCGCCCTGCTCTCCAACTTGATCAATCTCGCGATCGAGCGCGGCGAGGCGGAGGCAAACCCGTGCCGCCAGGTCCGGCGGAATACGGAGCAGCCCCGCTCCAAAGCGCCCGACCCGGCTGCGCTGGCGGCATTCCTGGAATGGTTGTCGAAGCAGGGGCCGCAGCGGCGCATCATCGGCCTGGCGGCGGAATATGCCGCTGTCGCTGGCAGCCGGAAGGTGGAATTTCTGGACATCGTACGCCCGCAGGTGGATCGGGCAGCAAAGGTGATCCGCACAAAGCGCGCCAAGCAGCGCGGCATCAAGCGCGGCGAGATTATCGAGGAGGTGGAAATCACGCCCAAGCTGCTCGATCTGCTGGACAGAATCGACGCGCTGCACCTAGAACAGGACCGCGGCGATTGCCTGTACCTGTTCCCGAATCGGCATGACAGCCACTACACGGCCGCCGGTTTCAAAGCAATGTGGGGGAAGATCATGAACGCGGCGCTGGCGGAAAAGGTGATCGAGGAGCGATTTACTTTCCATGACCTGCGCGCGTACTACGCCACGACACATAAGGCGGAACGAGGCACCCTCCCTGATCTACATGCCAATCCTGCTATCACCGCCCGTGTGTACGATCGAACGAAGATAGTTAAGCGGCGGGCGCTCTGACGTCGATCGGATTAACATCACGGCGCGATATAAAACGTTATTAATTCTGTTATTAACGTTATCTAACACGGCCATCTGTGTGAAACCATTTGCGAGAAGCGAGCCAAACTAGTTTGCCCGTGTAGGTGGGTCGCTTCGCCCCCGATAGCCAAAACGTCAACAACTCTTCGCGTGAGCGTTAGCATTTCTTCACGGCTTGCTCTTGCGATGCAGAACTCCAAGTGCCCCATAAGGCACCAATCACGCCATCAGCCCTTGCTAGCGACTTCTCTTCGCCCGGACTCACTTGTTTTATTAGCTTTTCTATTGCGAATCCTCATCCGCAACTCTCGAAGTTTTCGTTGTGCCTCTTGCGCACACGAGAAGCCGTTGATAGAATTGCTCAAAATGACAAAACCCCCGTAGGCCGTGGGAAGCGTAGCGGGGGTTTTGAAGGCACTTTAGTCAGGGACGTTTAACCAGCTGAGGCTGGCCCTGCTTCTTTCAACACGACCTTCTAGGAGAAGCCCGTGTCGTCGTTTAAAAGTATACAGGCCTACATTCCTTTCGTAAAGGAGCAGGTCGGCCATCAAGAAAAGCAAGCTGATCGCGCAACCTCGCGCGGTGACGAGAAGCGCGCGCAAGCGTACCGCAGCCGCGCTGCGATGTTCCGGCAGCTCGCAGACGATTTGGAGTCTTGCTCCGAAGGCCCTGCGACGCCGCTCCCCCCAGCCAATCTCGAAGCTTCGCTCCGCCTGACCCCCGATGATCTTCGCGATCTTCCGCCGGAGCTGATGGAACAACTTAGCTTCAGCGAATCGGATAAGCGCGACTTCCTGATCATGGACCTCATTGACGGCCTCGGGGGTATTGCCTCGCTGGATCAGATCCTGGTCGCGATCTACCGGAAGACTGGAGAGGTCGAGAAGCGAAACAAGCTCAATGCCCGGTTATACCGCATGGCAAGCAAAGGCAGCATCTTCCCGTACCCCGAAAAGAAAGGTGTGTACACCACGAAACCGGTAGCTGACACGGGAGCAGGGACCACAGAAGGCTCCGCCGACGATGAGGACCTGCTTCTGACCGACCCTGAAGACGACCAACCTAGCTTGGTCTGACCGCCACGGGAGACGAAATGACTTTCAGGGCAGTCGCCCCTCGAATGATTCCGCCCATCGAGGGGTGAAAAAGAAGACCCCCAACAACTCGAATCTCTTGGCCGAGAAAGTTGTTGGGGGCCGTGGCGGACTACTTTGGTGTGATTGGATACCACATGACCAACCCGATCCGGATCTGCATGTAGGGCATGCAGCAACCCCGGGAAAGGAGGTATTGAAATGGAACAGTTGAAATTCAACTTCCCCATCCCTGACGGCTATACGGTCAAATTCGTTGCGTATATCACCGTCAAGGGCGGCAAGCGGCTGTACGCTAAGGCGTACGGCAAGCGCGCTTGGCCGATCCTGGTGAAGCTCTAAAGAGCATCAACAGAGGGCATCCAGTCACACCGTTTTTTCACTGTAGCGGACCGGGCGCGAGTTTACAACAACTCCCGCAAAGGTTGTGCGGCTTTTCGATACGCAGCGAATTTCAGCCAGTCGATGTGCCGAGTATTCCCACGGCGGGAATACCATGGGAACAACTAACTGTATGGATATACAGAAGAAAAAACAGCCACTTACGTAAGCGGCTGTTTTTTAAAGAATTCTTTTGGGGTGGCTGATGGGACTCGAACCCACGACGACAGGAATCACAATCCTGGACTCTACCAACTGAGCTACAGCCACCGTAGAGATTTTTCGCTGACAGATACGTCGATCAGCGAAGAACAAGACTATACAAGGATCTGGAGCGGATGGCTAGTATCCCGCACAAAAAAATTTAAAAAGATGTGAGACCCGTCACCGGCTTCCCACCCACTTCGCCTCCAGCAGTATGGCTTCCTTGATCGCCGCGATCGTGTCGGCCTCGGTCGGGAACAGCCCGAGCAAACGCTTCGATTTGCCGTTCAGCACGTCGCGCTGCAACGCCTTGCCAGATTCCATGGAGGTTCCCGGATGCCAGCAATAACGCGCGGTCCATTTCCCGTCCTGAAGTTGCTCCGCTACCCAGATCACCCGGTAGTCTTCAAACACCTCACCGAATGGCTCGTCCGTTTCCATTTGATACCTCCAGGACTCGCTGCCGACCCTTCGCGCTGATCCACTCGCTTCCGAGCGTTCCGCGCTTCGCAACTGTCAAGCCCTGCCGCATTTACTCCCCCACTGGAACCGCACAGTTTGCCTGTGCGATTCACCCCCCTATGTCGGCTGACGCGACATTGACCGGCATCCTAGCATGGTCGCGACGCAGAGCCTCAATCGCCCACCGATGCCCGTAAGGTGAGGCGGCAATGGCCGGTATCGACGGGGGCTGCACCAAAAATGCCGCCACGTGCCCTACCAATGCAGGGTTCTGCCTCTTTTGGTGCTGTTAGATACTCTTTCGCGAGGGACATTGACCCCCCTCGACATTCCCGACAGGCGACGACTCTCACGAGTATCGCCTGCTTTTTTTGGCGGAACTCTTTCGTCACTTACCAATCGAAGCGCTTGCTCGACAAAAAAAAGAGCCCGCCGTAGCGGACTCTTAAATTAGCGATCTCAATGCCCTGAAGGCCTTTTCAATGTAGTCCAGCCATTTCTGGGTCGCCATCCGTGCAAACCCACGGTGGATGTTGCATCTTCGAGACGCAAAAAAAAGCCCGCACACGGCGGGCTTAATAATCAGTTGAAGAAAGCCCTGTATTCGAGGGCAGGCACAGTGTAAGAACATGAGGCAGCGCTGGCGAATTAGGGGAATCCCTTTGCCGGCGCGGGTTTCCGGCCAGAACCGTGGTCAGACACCGGTATGCGATACATTTCGCGCGCCATGCACAGAATGACCGTTCGAAATTAGAGCCTTTCTTCGACGCGCCCGCCTCAGCGTCGTCACACTAGGCCGCCTCCAGCATGTCAGGACGCAGATGTGATCGCGCCTCTCCGAACAACGCGTCGACATCCGTACGAATGCGTGCCGCATTCATTCGGCGCGAATCGGAAAGCACCCTGCGCCACCCTCTTCCACCAAAAACGCCGCGATGGAGGCCCAGCATATGGCGCGTTGCGGCCCCCATAAAGCCCCCATTCTCCACAATCTCACCGATATACGCCTGCATCGTAAGTTCCGCGTCGCCGCGCGTGGGAATGGGCGTGGTGGCGCCATAGTAGCGCTGGTCCATTTCCGCAAGAAAATACGGATCGTGATAAGCCTGCCGGCCAATCATCACGCCGTCCACATGTTGGAGATGTTCGGCGATTTCGACGTGGGACACGACGCCGCCATTGATCAGTATTTCGAGCTGCGCGAACTCGCGTTTCAATTGGTAGGCCACTTCGTAACGCAGCGGCGGTATCTCCCGATTTTCTTTCGGGCTCAGCCCTTTGAGAATCGCATTCCGGGCGTGAACGATAAATGTTTCGGAACCCGCCTCGGCTACCGTTCCCACAAAATCGCGCACGAAACCATAATGTTCAATCGTGTCGATGCCGATTCGATGTTTTACTGTCACCGGCACATCAACAGCATCCCGCATAGCCTTGACGCAATCCGCCACCAATTGCGGCTCCGCCATCAGACACGCGCCAAACGCGCCGCGTTGCACCCTCTCCGAGGGACACCCGCAGTTCAGGTTGATTTCCTTATAACCCCACTGCTCCCCCAACTTGGCAGCCTTTGCAAGGTCGGCCGGCTCGCTGCCCCCAAGTTGCAGCGCGACAGGATGCTCGGCGGCGTTGAAATCCAGATGCCGTGCCACATCGCCATGCAACAGCGCGCCGGTCGTTACCATCTCCGTGTAAAGCCACGTGTGGCGGCTTAGCGCGCGATGAAAGGTGCGGCAATGGCGATCGGTCCAGTCCATCATGGGGGCCACGGAAATCCGGCGGGGCCTGATATTTCCTTGCGTGCCGCTTGTGGACTCGGATTGCGGGGTGCTACGGGTCTGTTCCATTTCCTGCTGATTCTGCCTATTTCGTCCCTTTTTTGCCTCTGAGTGCTACGATGTAGCACCATCAAAATGCGTGTAGCACTGGGGCTATGGGGACGATCACTCAACGCGTGCGAAAGGACGGAAGTATAGGGTACACGGCGCAGATTCGCCTGAAGCAAGGCGGAGCCGTGGTGTTCACCGAAGCCAAGACTTTCGACCGCCGGCCGGCTGCGGCGTCTTGGCTGGAAAAGCGCGAACGGGAGCTGGCGCAGCCTGGCGCGCTGGATGTGGCAAAGCAAGAAGACCCGACGTTGGCCCAGGTCATCAAGAAGGTGACGGAAGAGTCAACGAAAGCGATAGGCAAAACCAAGGCACAGGTGCTACGCGCCATTTCGGATTCGGATTTGGGGCAAAAGCGGTGTTCCCAGATCGGCAGCGCCGACATCGTCGCGTTCGCGCGTAGCCTCAAAGTCCAGCCCCAGACCGCGGGCAACTATATGGCGCACCTGAGTTCGGTGTTCTCGATCGCGCGGCCCGCGTGGGGATACCCTCTTGACGAGCAAGCAATGGCCGACGCCCGCAAGGTGCTGGGCAAGCTGGGCGCCGTCGGCAAGTCGAAACGTCGGGATCGCCGCCCCACCCTCGAGGAACTCGACAAGCTGATGGAGCACTTCGGGGAAATCCGGGCAAAGCGCGTCGACAGCAACGACATGCAGGCCATCACGGCATTTGCCATCTTTTCGACGCGCCGGCAGGAGGAGATCACCCTCCTCACCTACGAAGATCTGGACGTCGCCCATAGCAGGATATTGGTGCGCGACATGAAGCACCCGGGTCAGAAGATTGGCAACGATCAATGGTGCGATCTGCCGCCCGAGGCGATGCGAATCATCCAGGCGCAGCCGCACAAGACTGGGCGAATCTTCCGAGCGAACCCAGACGCCATTAGCGCTGCCTTCACGCGCGCGTGCCAGTTCCTGACGATCAAGGATCTGCGTTTCCATGACCTGCGACACGAAGGTGCAAGCCGGCTATTTGAGATGGGGCTGACCATCCCTCACGTCGCGGCCGTCACCGGCCATCGCAGCTGGTCCAGCCTTCAGCGCTACACCCACCTCCGACATACGGGCGATCGGTTTGCTGGCTGGAAGTGGCTCGACGTGGTTGCACCGTTGCAAAGGGATGGGACCTAGACAACAGGAATCACAATCCGAGGCGCCAAGCCGTTCTCCCGTCCGCCACCCGAATGATTGCTGGTTCGTCTAGCCCGTTGGGGTTGGGGGGCGGGCTGCTCGCCAGGGGGATGCTCAAACCCGAGCAACGTCTCGTTAACTATACGGGCGTAACCGTAGAACTAACGACGCGAATAAGATGCCCGCCCCCCCAGTTCGGCCTTAAGGCTGATAGACCGCGATACTGTCCAAATCCTCCAGAGCGATGAAGGGCTTCTGGTTTCCGGATACTTGCAATGGCGCAAAGACCAGGGCATAGGCTCCCGCGAAGTCTTCCAAATCTGCGACCTGGAAGCGCTGACGGAAAGCGGCGACGAGTTCGGTCGGGACTACGATGCTAAATTCACGCCACGACCCACCGCTGTTCAGCCACAGCGCGCCATGTTGGTCTTCCTTCGCGTCCGCCAGGAAGCCCCAGTAGCCATGAAAAGCGTTGAAGTGGCGTCCCGCGTCGATGCGCGGGAATTGCACGAACAAATCCCGAACTAGCGTCGGCGCGCGTCCCGGCACCTCAATGGCATTAACAGAGAACTGAAACGCCGGGTCGTTAACTAGCATTCTGAGAAGAGGGGTCAAGCGACGTCGGGAGACCGCACCCTTCCCGCCACCTTCGCTCGTCACATAATGATTGCCGCGTGCACGCCCTGCGCCCTCGCGGCCACCAGCCGACACCACATTCGCCGCCGCCGCTGCCCCAAAGCGCAGATCCACCACGATACGGTCCCCTGGATTTACGCGGGCCTCGACCACCTCCAGTTCCCCGAGAATAACCCGCGGCTCAGGTGTAGCTGAGGTGCAGCCGGGTTCATGAGGACGCGCACCAAAGCAGGCCGCTTGGCCGCTGCTGGAGGCTCTACGGAAAAACGCGGGACCGCCACACTCATGACAGACAAGCGCGCGCCGCCGCTCCCCTAGTTGGCGTGGCGGTAGGCCCGCGAACGTTTGTGCGTTGTAGACAGTGCCATCCACCGTGTAGCGTGCCAAATCCATTAGTAGACCTGTGTTTGTGCTGTGCAGGCGTACATGTAACATTCGACGCTCGATTCGACAAGCCTAATGCATCACTTGCCGAAAGCGCCCCCACGGACAAATCGCGGCTACGAATGGTCGGTGCTTAATAAAATTGAGGGTTTCGTGCGAGCCCTGGAAGGCCA